CTTTACTCCAAGCGCACCGCAGCACCGACGAAGCCGTCGGTCGATAACTTTCCCGGCCGCAGGGTGGAAAGCCCTGCACAGGAGCCCGCAGCGGCCACAGAGGCGGAGGGAACGCCACCGGCCGTACCGGAGCCCGCGCCGGAGGAGCACGACAAACCGAAAGCTCCCCGGCGTAAAGCCGGGAGCCTCTCTGCAGAGCAGGCCGAACGGTTTGACCGCTTCTACGCGGCCTACCCAAAGAAGGTGGACCGGGCCACAGCAGAACGGGCGTGGGCCAAAATCAGCCCGGAACCGGACGACGCGACGACCGACAGAATCATCGCGGCGGTTGAGGCCGCAAAGAAATACGACAGCCGGTTCCGGGAACGGCAATTCACGCCAAACCCGGCAAGCTGGCTTAATGCAAAAGGCTACATGAACGACTACACAGGAGGTGAGCAGCGTGGAAACGCTGACGGCTATGCTGGATTCACTCCATCCGGCGGATTCGGCTCGTTCGGCTGAGACCGCCCAGCACCGGCGGCCGACAAGCAAGGATATTCTGGCTGGTGGCTACAACTGCCAGCGCGAAATCCCGGAGCCGGTCGAGTGCGAGTTCTGCGGCCGGAAACTGTACCACGAGGCCCTCGTGATGGGACGAACGGTCCTGATGTTCGCCCCGTTCCCACAGAGATGCACCTGTGACCGAGCAAAGGCGAAGTGGGCGGAGGCGGACGCGGAGGAGGCTAGACAAAAGGCGGAGGCCGAGAAAGAGGCGGCGCAGGCCAAACGGCGCGCCAAAATCGAGAAGCTACTCGGCAGGAGCGGCATCAAGAAACGCTTCCAGCAGCGGACGTTCGCCAACTTCATCCGGGACACCCCGGAGCGGCGGCGGTGCTATGACACGGCCAAAACCTATGCAGACAGCTTTCCACAGCGCGCAGAGCGCGGCGAGGGCCTCTACATAGAGGGAACCTACGGGACCGGCAAAACGCACCTCGCGGCCGCCATCGCCTTGCAGCTCATAGGCTGCGGCGTACCGGTCGTCTGCAAGACGTCCGGTGACCTGCTGGCCGACATTAAGGAGGCTTTCGACAGCGGAGACGCCACCGAGTACGAGATACTCAAGGCGTACAAAACGGTCGATTTGCTCATTGTGGATGACCTCGGAAAGGAACAGTGTACAGAATGGAGCGTGAGTACCCTGTACTCCATTCTCAACGACCGGTACGAGGATATGAAACCGACCATCATCACGACGAACTACAACGCCGACGAGCTGGTGCGAGCCCTTACCCCGAAAGGCGGCGACGGCACGAAAGCCCGGGCCATCATAAGCCGCCTGCGGGAGGTCTCGACGGTCATCACAATGGCATGGGCCGATTACAGAGCAGGAGGAGGCAGACGGAATGCCTGAACTGAGACAGGAGTATTTGGATATTCTCGAGAAGCGCGAGTGGAGCGTCAGCGGCTACACCGACGACGGCCGCGTGGAGCTCGAGTGGTGGTCACCGGCCGGAGAAGATTTCTTGGTCTGCGTGAATGTCGAGAACTTCCCGGACGAGATTCTGGATTATTCGGACGACTTTGACCCGGACGAGCATATCGAAATGTGGGTTGAGGCAAGAGCGAACGGCAGACAGGATGTGCCGGGCGCGCGGAGGCTTGCCAAAGATGCAGAGGACATCCAAAAAGAGCTTGACGAGCTCGCATTTGAATTACAGGAGGCAGAAAGAAAATTATGGCTTACAGGTATTACAGCACCCTCCGCCCGCTGATGGTGGGCGGCATCCCGTTCCCGAAACAACCCGGAGAGAGCATTACCACAATCGTCAACTTCGAGGAGGGCCGGACGTACTGCAAGGACATCGACCGGCCCGCGTGGGGTTACATCGAGTACACGGCCCCGCTTGACCAGCAGCAGGTCTCTGATTACGAGCTTGTGCAGGCTCCGCAGGAGGCCGACCATGAGTGAAGTGAAAATCAAAGAGCTGGACAAGAGCCTCATTCATCAGGCGAACAGCAACAGCATGAGCGGCAAGCGCGGCGACATTTCGGCACACGAGTACGAGGTATACTGCCAGAAAGTTATGAGCTGGAACATCCCGGACAGCCGCAAGCAGAAAATCGTGGACCAGATTTATGCCAAGTGGAGCGAGCAGCTCCGGCACGAGGCAGCCCATGTGAGCGTCGCCGTCGCAGGACCGGCGCGGTACAACGCAAAGAAGCTGGACCACAGCGACACCATTCTCCGCCTTTCCTCTGAGTTCGTGGAGTGGTTCAACGGCCTGCAGGAGCAAGTCTGGCAGGGCCGCATCGAGGACAAGGACGCAAAGGAGATTGCGCGACTGGTCGATGACATCAAATTCTGCATCGAGCGGCCGACGCTTAATCCTACCGAGAGCCTGTGCGAGCTCGCCAACAAGGACCCGGAGCTCTTCATGGAGTATTACGAGAAGCTCCATGAAAAGTACCGCTGGCGCAAGAACAGCGTCATCGCCAAGCTCTACGCGGCCGGGAAAGAGGGCAAACTCGCAAAGCTGAACCGGCAGAAGTTTTTCGAGGACGAGAATCTCGTCGCCTACACGATGGGCGACCGGGCGTACATCAAGTTCGTTATGAAGCCCCGGCAGCAGCTTATTGTGGCACTCAAGAGCCGGAAATGGTGGTGGAACAGTAACGAGGAGGCGTGGAGCACATACCTCAACAAGCTGGACAAAGAGTGGGTGCAGAGCATCAGCACCCGGTACGCCGATTACGTTTGAGGAGGACAGTATGAAGCGACTTACGATTATCGGCCTGTGGCCGGACGACGTTGTCAAATATTGCACCGAGAAATGCGACTGCCGCAGGTACGCATTCGACCGGATGCTTTACCACAGGGGCGGACGAGACGCCCGCGAGCGCATTTGCATCCCGGTAGTGGACAGGAGCGGAGCGGTAACGACTTATCTCGACCTCCCGGTGCTGTTCCCTGAAGCAAATGCTGTTTATCTCCACCTCGATGATGGAAGCGACATTTTCTTGAGCAACACACAGATGTTGCTCATCGCTAACGAGGTCGAGAGGCTGCGCGCAGAGGCAGCAGGAACCGGCCTCAAGACGCTCGAGAAATGGTTTGAGAGCGGCCTGCCGACCGCAGAGGACTATCTCGAACCGGGCGACGAGGTAGACGCAGACCTGATTGACTACTTTCTTAACGTCTTACCGCCACGCACAAACCGCGCAGGCCTGTTGCAGGTGGGCGGAGAAATCAGCACCGCAAAGGACGCCAATGGACACTGGCGGCCGACCTACCTGACATTCAAGCGGCAGGGCGGCACATGGCGGTACGCCGGACGTTGCTTTGAGTGCTCTGCGGAGCCGGTTCAGAAGTACCAGTCCTCGCTCGAGAGGATGATGCTTACACGCTGTAAGCTACTGGGAGCTGTAGCGCAGGAGGTTGAAACCTGATGAAGCACCTCGGAGATATAACAAAATTGTCCGGCTACGTTGTCCCGGCAGTGGATGTTGTTATAGGCGGCAGCCCGTGTCAGGGCTTGAGCGTTGCGGGCAAACAAGCCGGACTAAAGGACGAACGCTCTGGACTGTTTATAGAGCAGATTCGTTTGGTAAAGGAGATGCGAAAGGCAGATGCAGCAAGAGGAAAAACAAATGACGCTATTCGACCAAGATACATGGTCTGGGAAAATGTCCCCGGAGCCTTCAGCTCTAACAAAGGCAGAGACTTTGAGGCAGTTCTCGAAGAAACCGTCCGCGTCGCTGAACCGAAAGCCCCCCCTGTTCCTGTCCCTGCGAAAGGATGGCCCACAAGCGGATGCCTCATGGGAGACGGATGGAGCGTTGCGTGGAGAGTTCTCGACGCTCAGTTTTGGGGAACACCCGATAAGCCTCTTCCACAACGGAGACGGAGAATCTCGCTTGTGGCAGATTTTGGAGGAAGAACCGCACCCGAAATATTATTTGAGCGGGAAAGCGTGTCGTGGAATCCTGACGAGAGCAGAGCGACGGCAGAAAGAAATTCCTGCTCTCCTGAAAGCAACTTTGGAAATGCAGGCAGAGCGGGAATGGAGCGAGCCCGACGGAACGGAGAGCCAGAACCGCAAGTAATTGCGAGTGGAGTGGATTGCAGAAGCTACAACGTCAGCGAAGGGGTATCCGGAACGATTTTAGCAAAGAGAATCAGCAGCCACTTCGCTCTTGAATATCGAAACCCCGCTTTAGATGCGTCGCTTATTACCACTAAAAACGCTAACGTGGCAGGAACTTTAGACGCGAGCTACTACAAGGGCTGTGGGATGCGGAGCGGGGTGGAACGCGAAGTCGTTGTTGATGCAATTCCTATAAACGATAAAGCTACAAGGTTCCAAGGTGGCGGAGCAACTCGAAATCAGGACGGAGCCGGTAATGGTCTTGGTGTAGGAAAACCCGGAGACCCGTCGCCGACGCTGACGGCAGCCGATAGGCACATCGTGTTTGCAAAGACAGCCATTGCCTTTACGGAGCGCGGGAGGAAGGACGGCAGAAATTGCGAGACGATGACTGACACGATGTATGCGCTCACAAACCCGGGAGATGGAGGGAGAACCAACTCGAGGCAGGTATGCTACGCAGGCATCGTTAGACGCCTTACACCTCTTGAATGTGAACGCTTGCAAGGTTACCCGGATGGGTGGACCGATATCGGTAGCTGGGTTGATAGCAAGGGCAAAAAGCACCCGGAGAGCAGCGACGCAGCGCGGTATAAAGCCCTCGGTAACAGCATCGCAATCCCACCTTGGAAGTGGGTGCTCAAGCGGCTGTGCGCGATTTACGAGCGAGATGCCACAATGGCCAGTCTTTTTGACGGCATCGGAGGCTTTCCGTACATTTGGGAGCAGCTCAACGGCAAAGGAAGCTGCCTTTGGGCGAGCGAAATTGAGCCGTTTCCTATTGCGGTAACAAAATATCATTTTGGAGAGGAATAGAAACATGGCAAGTACGAAGTTTGAAGTCTCAATGGAAATTTTCAAGTTTCAGGGAGAACCGGATGTCAGCGTGACGCTGACCGGCAAGAGCCCGGCAGAGCTCGAGACCGCGCTCAAAACGCTCGAGACCATCGCCAAGACCACGACGCTGTACGACGGCGACAGCGCGCCGGAGGCGGAAAAGAGCGTCACCAGCGAGCCGAAGCAGGCAGCGCCGGTAGTTTCCACGGCGGACAAGAAAGCCCCCCCCCCGAGAAGCCGGTAAGCTGGCTTACGCCCGTCGGCGCAAAGGGGCTCATGCTCCTGCGCTGCCCGAAATGCAAGAGCGAGTTTGTACAGTTCTTG